ATGGCGAAGATTACTAAGAGATATTGTGAAGGTAGAAAATCACCCTATCAACTGTTCTGGATTGAGGGTGGCGTAAGGCATTCAAGGTTCTTTGAAACGGAGGAAGCAAGGGACGATTTTTTAAGGCTTAATGGGCACTTGGATAAGCGCTCTTTTGAGGCACTTTTGGGAATTGACGAAAATACCATTTCGGACATCTCCTACATCGAGTCTATAAGGGGGAACGTAAGTTTCCGCGATATGTGGGAATTTTGGGCAAAGAACCACAAATCAAGGCGTGTATTAACTCTTTGGGACGCTTGCGACGAATATCTGCGTGATATGCGCAAGACTGAAAAAGCCAAGCCCGAGCATATAAGGCACGTCCGACGAGTCTTGGAAGTTCTTGTTGAATCATTTGGCGATAGGCTCCTGCAAGATATAAGCCGCAAGGAGTTGGAAAATTGGCTAAAATCTCTAAAATTTGCTCCAGTCACGGTAAAGAATTGGAGGTCCAATATAACTGCCGCTTGGAACTGGTTTGAGAAAAACGAACTAATTGAAAAGAACATAGCCAAGGGACTTGAATTGCCAAAAATTGAAATGGGCGAGATTGGAATACTAACTGTGGAGGAAACTGAAAGATTATTCCGAGCAAACGAAAAGATAGATCCAGAAGTCTGCGGCTTAATGGCACTGGGGCTATTTGCTGGAATGAGAACTTCCGCAATTCCGCGGGTTGAGTACGAAGAAATCACAATGCGGCAAGGGATTTTAACGCCCGCTGAAAAGACCAAGAAAAACCGCAGAAACTACATAGAAAACCTCCCAGACAATCTCTGGGCTTGGTTGGAACGGACACCAAAGTCTGCCTTTGGGTGGTGTGAACGCAAGTGGAAGAAGCGCCGAGAGAGTGCCCTGCGCAGAGCGGGATTGCTTGTAAATGGTAAACAAATAAAGACTCCAGACGAGAATGGCAAATTCCCACAAAAGAAGATACCGCCCCACAATGCTTTCAGGCACAGTTTCGCAAGCTACCACGTCGCATGGAAAAGAGACTTCCAAGATACGGCTTTGATAATGTCACATAAAGGTACAGATATACTCTTTAAACACTACCGAGGAGTAGCGACTAAAGAAGATGCTGATAGGTATTTCAATATTTATCCTCAAAAGCCTCTCAAAATGAATAAGTAACTGAGTAGTTGCCATCAAGATGGTTTTGATATAGTATTGGGCTTGATTTTATAGACTTATGGATATTCCCACTCAGCTTAAGATACTATTTTTGACGACGCTTGCCAATTGGATATCAAAGGAAAAGTCGCATATGATTGAGTATTTGCTGGTAGCCAATCGAATTTTAAAATCAAAGTTAGAATCCGACGGCAGGCGCATAAAGTATTCCGATTCCGAGCGTGCGATATTGGCAAAGAAAGGAAGAAAGTTGTCTTGGAGCCTTCTTAAAAAGTGCGAGTTTTTAACGCCGGAAACTATCCTTCGCTGGTACAATAGGCTAATTGCGAAGAAATATACCGCAAATAATCCAAATCCAAGCTTGGCAAAACAGACAAAAGAATATGTGCGCAAAATTGTATGCGAGATGGCTTCATCAAATATAAATTGGGGAGCCGGCAGAATCGCAGGAGCTTTAAAGCATATAGGTATTCGTAGAAGCAAAGCCACTGTTTGGAGAATAATGAGAGATAACGGCTTTGATCCTTTGCCAAACGGAGGGCAACACAAGGTCAATAAGAGCTGGACTGCCTTTGTAAAGAGCCACTTTCATCTAATGTGTAGCGCCGATTTCTTTACGGCAGAAGTTTTAACTTTGCATGGATTGGTTAGGTATATGGTCTTTTTTTGTAGTAGATTGTGCCACAAGGAAAGTGAAGATAGTGCATATAAGCAACGGTTTTTGCGGCGAGGTTATGGAGAGGCTTGCAATCCAAATGACGGATTATTTTGACGGTCTTTTAAAGGGCAAGAGGTTTTTCTTCTGCGATAAGGATCCGTTATATACGCAAAAGTTTAAGAGAATCTTGGAAAATAGCTGTATAAAAGTGCAACAAGTTCCGTCGCCCGTATGCAATCCCTATGCTGAAAGGTTTGTAAAGAGCATAAAGGACGAATGTCTGAGGAATTTTGTGTTTTTATCGGAAGGAATGCTCCGCAAGGCGGTTTCGGAGTATGAAATATACTATAACACCGAAAGACCTCATCAGAACTTGGATAATGAGCTTATATCTCCTAAGGAGAATGAGCACTACGAAGAATTGCGTTTGACGAGAGAGCAAAATAAGGGTAAAGTCCCCTATAAATGGGAGAACGGCGGGAGTCTGCTCGTAAAAACGGGGCGGTTCGGAGGCATATTAAACTTTTACTATCGGAAAGCCTCTTAAGGATTTTTAGTTTTTCTCCTATCTTAAAACCGCCTCAACTCCGTTGCTAAAAGGCAACCGAGGGGCTATAAGGAATCTATTAACTTGCCCAATACAGCTGGGACGTTCGGCAGACCCGTTTCTTCTTACGAATGGCATTTTTGAAAAGTTCCACCGTAGGCTTTACGGCAAACGCATAGGATGGACAAATTAAAGATGATAAAATCCGCCGCGTGTTATAGAGTATTTTTATATCTATACCCAATAACACTGGCGGGAAATTCCATATTTAACCGTTTCCGCGCACTTTTTCCAAGAAACTGTCAAATTCTTTGAGATTATTAGCGGCATCTTCTGAACCCTCATCGGCGCCCAATTTAAGAATAAATTTAGCCCTATCGATATCTTCAATACCATAGCGTCCACGTATATAACTGTCAGCCAAACTTACGTAATTAGGCTTCAACCGTCTTAGAGCGTCCAAATATTCCTTAGCCCGAGTTTCGTCCTTTTCTACCCCTATCCCCTTTTCGTAGGCGTAGGCGAGAGTTTCCGTTGCCGCAGCATTCTCGTAGGATACTGCCTTTTTTAACAATTCCAATCCGGCTTGCGCATTCTGGGCGCGGTTTATGCCAAAAAGCTCAAATAGACCTATTCTGTGCAATGATTTTGGCTCATATCCCCAATATTTTGCATACAAATCGGCGTATTTTTGCGCCTTTTTCATATCGCGGTTTTTGGGATAATCTGTGAATAGCATATATAGGCCGTTTATGATATTTTTGTCGGGATTTTCATTTACGGCAAAATTCGCCCAATATTCGTACATATCGGTATCTTTCCCAAGCAGATTTTGCGAGTTGTACATATAAGCTATGCGCACGGCTCTATATAAAGTCAATGGGCTGGCATTGCTTAATGCAATTTCTTTTATGCGCTTACGAATCGCCTCGGCTTGCTGAGGATCGGCTTTCACGCCCAATCCATGCTGTAGGCAGTATGCCTCGGCCTCCATGGCATTAAACGTAAAATTGTTGGCGGGCATTTTTTGAATTTCCTTAAAAAGAGCATATGCTGTTTCAGGTGATTTCCCTGTCCCCCGCCCGTTTAAATGGCAAAATGCGATATCGTATATAAGTTTTGCGCGGGAACCATTACTTAATCCATTCCAAACTGTTTCTTTGTATTTTAACAAAGAGTCAAAATATTTTTTGTCGTCTTTTAAAGACGGGTTTGAGTTGTACAGCCTTACCACATTGTCAAAATACAATGGATTTATTTCGCTTGCCTTCATATAATATTCAAGCGCTTTTTCCGGATTTTTATATGGCGCAGGCGACTTTTCATAAAACTGCCCCACAGCCTTATAAAGTTTCTTAAGATTTGCCGGAGATTGTTCAGGCACCTGTTTCAACATCTTTTGTATATAAAATTCCTTCTCCTTCGCGACTTGTTTTGGCGTTCCAAATGGGAAACTAGAATAATAATAAACTATTCTATCAGGTATTATTTTTGAACGTATCTCCTGCGCTTTTTTGGGGTCTTTTTCTATACCTAGGCCATTTTCATAACACATTGCAACCATGACTTTTTGAATTTCGGAATCCGTATTTGACCTATTTAATACATCAAAAGCTTGTTTCAAATCCTCGTCTGAATAGGCATGTTTGAACAATTTAAATGCATAGGTAATTTTATCATAAAAATTTATATCTGCCAATTTTTTATAAAGAGCCAATGCTTTGGGAGTGTTTTTAAATACGTCGGAATATAATGAAATTAAGGGATATAAATTCCGGTTATTTTCATCCTCCAACTCTTTTATGCGTTTTTTAATAAGGGCTTCCTTTTCATCGCTTAAAATCGGCATATCGAGGTTGTATAATGTTATCTCATTATTCGCCCAGTCGGAATATTTCTTCGTTTTAGCCGCTTCCTTGTAAAATTCGAGCATTACTTTCGATCTTGAACCAAAAATTTTCTTAAAATTATTTTTTGCGCCGTAATTGTTTAGTTTTGTTTGCGAGCATGGATCCCCAAGCTTTGACAAAAATTCTGAAAGCATTGCATTTGCGTCGGTTTTATCGTCTCCCTTATATAATCCATTCAATTTCATACCAAACAAAATGCCAGTTGCCCTGTTGCACCCCATTTCTCTGGCGCGTACAAATTCCTTTATCGCCTCTTCCCATTTTTGGTTTTCCGCCAAATACATGGCTTTCATGAAAACTATTAGTTTATTATCGGGATACTTATCAAACAAGGCGATCGCAGAGTCGTAGTCAATATAACGGTCTATCATTTTAAAGGCATCGACATATCCGTAGTCTAGCGCCTTATAAAGATAGTCTAAGGCTTTTGATGGCGAATATTCGCAAACTCTATCGTCGGCATTTAAAATACTCAACGCGATTTTGTACATTATTTCACCGCGTTCATATTTATTCAGCGTTTCTAAGATTTTCTCAGCTCTTTGCGGATCTTGGTAATAGCATGTATGTGGCAATAACAGAGTTTGCGCAATTAATTTCAACTCATAGGGGCGTGTGAGGCGTGGGATAATATTGTCTATGACCTTGAAATATGAATCCTTATCCCCTTTTAATTTATATATACATAATAGAGTATTAACGCAATTAATATCATCGAGATATTTATCTTCTAAAATCTCAATGGCGGTATCTATCTTGGGATTTTTGAGAACTTCTTTGGTTAGGAACTCATGGTTGTACGAATATCTGGACGAGCCGTATACAATTTTATTGGCATAGTTTAAAATTTCCCAGTCATTTAATATTTTATATTTCCAGCCTTCTTCAAGATATTTGTCTGAAATCTCATTGGCCCCTAAATTATTTGCCGCATCCAATAAGATCCTACATCTGCGCTGCGGAGAATAAGCATTTATTTTTTCGCGTACTTTCTGGGCGATGTTTTCATATTTTGCGTCATTATCGGTTAATATAAATAGCAATCCATCGACATAATCCGAATTTCTTTGATTTTCATCAAGAGAATCAAGATATCTTACAAAATTATCTTTTATGTCTTCTTTGTTTCTAAGCCGATACATATTTGCATACATATTTATAACCTGCCCATAATTGCAGTTGTCCGCAAATCTGGGGTCGGACTCAAACATCTTTTTGGCTAACTCCATATTTCCGATATTCATGTACGAATTGAAAATTAAATTTGAAATATTATTATAGTTGTTCTGGTCGTCCGAGATTTTTGATATCAATGAATCATCTTCAAACGCCATGCCAAATGCCTGTGAAAGCATTTTTATACTCTTAATATGCTGTGGATTGGCATATCGCCTAAAATTGTCCATATCGCCTTCCAGATAATAGATCTGCCCGAGCTGCATTTTTTCGAACGCCTTACCTGAGTCTGCTTGGGTTTTTAACTCGTTTTTTATAGAATCCAAGACTTTGGCAGCCTCGGAATCGCTTTTGGCAAGCTCTACGATCTCTGATACATAACCGAATGTATCGTACATTGCCTTTGCGTGGTCTAGTTTGCTTAATTGGGTGTTTTTATTTTTAATCAAATTAAACATTTCCTCGGGTATAGTGCATGAACCGTCCGAACAATCCACATCAGCCGCGGAAAATGATATTTTAAACGCTGCGAAATAGCAGAAAATTAATAGGCATATGGAATACTTTTTCATGTAAAATGTTTTATGAAATTTTAGCGGATAGTCAATAATTATATTTTATATGATTTCCAAATTTAATCGCGAATTAAATACTCCAGCGCATAAAAGCTAAAGGAGTTAGACAAGCGGTTTAAGGAATGTAGAGTAGATGTTTTTCGACCAAGAAAAGCACTATGACAAAACCGAAATACCGCCGTCTAGCATACGACGATAGAGGAGTAATAGAGAACATGTGTAAAGCTAAAAAACGCAATCGGAGATAGCAAATGCGATAGGAGTATCGCAATCTACCATATCCCGTGAATTATCACGCAATCGTGTTGAAGGCGTTTACACGCATGGCAGAGCGTTTATGCGAACGTATTTGCGATTATTGCTCAAGCCTAAAAGATATCTAATAGGCGAGAATGAAGCCGATATTTTAAGGCAATTTTGGAATTACTACCGTTCAAATGCGGATTGCAAGTTTGTTGGGTTTAATATCTACGCTTGGGCCATTCCATTCTTAGTAAGGCGTTCATGGGCAAACCGAGTTATAGTGCCGAAGATTCTCAATGGGCGCTACCTTAACGGCAACTTCATAGATTTGTTGCAAGTCTGGGGGTGTGGGACATTCGAGAAGGCATCTCTTGACAATATAGCGCGATTCTTTGGGATAAAGCGCAAAGACGAAGAAATAAACTTCAACGCAATGTGGCAGATAAGCCCAAGTCGCGCCATCGAGAAGCTAAAATCCGACGTATTGTCTATTCGGCGCATAGGCGAAGCTATGGGTGTTGTACGGGAGGAGGATTCCGATGAATGGTAAAATCATAATCGGAATAGACGCGGGTGTAAACGGAGGATATGCAATCCTCCACCCGCACCCTCTCTGCGCGAATGTAGCGGACGCACTGAACGATATACAGTTCTTCGCTGAGGCAATGCGCAAATTGAAGGAATATTCCCAAAAGTGCAATATTCCTTTGGAGGCTTATGTTGAGCAAGTAAGCGGCTATATAAGTTGCAAACACGCCCAACCCGCAAGCCGCTCCTTTGTCCTCGGCAAGTCTTACGGAGAAGTAATCGGTATTCTTATCGCTTTGGAGATTCCCTTTAAGACGGTGACTCCCCAAAAGTGGCAAGGAGAAATTTTGCCCGAAGTGAAAGGATTGGAATATAACGAGCGAAAACGCCGCCTTCGGGAACACGCATACAAGCTGTATGCGTTCTTAAAGCCGACCTTAAAAATAGCCGACGCAATCCTTATTGCCGAATACGGAAGGAGGGTTTCCAATGGAGCTTAGACCGTATCAGCAAAAGGCGGTGGATTCTATCTTTAAGTCTTGGGGTGAGTTCGATAAAACATTGCTTGTGCTTCCCACAGGGTGCGGAAAAACCGTGTGTTTCGCAAAGGTTGCGGAGCGTGCGTTAAAGGACGGGGGTAAAGCCCTCGTCCTCGCCCACCGTGAGGAACTCCTGACACAAGCCAGAGACAAAATAGCCGCTGTGACAGGGCTTTCTTGCGCATTTGAAAAGGCGGGAGAATCGGCTATAGACAGTCTTTATCCCATTACTTGCGCTTCTGTTCAGACGCTAATGCGCGAAAGCAGGCTTAGGAGGTTCTCTCCAGACCATTACGGAACTATCATTGTTGACGAAGCCCACCACGCATTGAGCGATTCATATCAAAATATTTTAAGGTATTTCTCGTCGGCAAAGGTGTTGGGCGTGACGGCAACGCCAGATCGAGGAGACAAGCAAAATCTTGGGAAGTATTTTGAGGACATCGCCTATGAATACTCAATTCGGGACGCCATAAAAGAGGGGTATCTGTCGAAGATACTCGTACAGACAATCCCGCTTAAAATATCATTAAAAGGCGTAAAGACAACGGCGGGAGACTATTCTGCCGATGACTTGGGGTCCGCGATAGACCCATATCTTGAGGAAATCGCAAAACACATTCCAAGAGAGCGAAAGACGCTAATCTTTCTTCCGCTAATTGCCACATCTCAACGAATGGCGCAAATCCTAAAATCGCTTGGGTACAAGGCGGAGCATATTTCGGGAGAATCGGGCGAGAGAAAGAAAATTCTCGAACGCTTCCACAGTGGCGAATGTACAGTGCTATGTAATTCAATGCTTCTTACCGAAGGCTATGACGAGGCAAGCGTCGATTGTGTCGTATGTTTAAGACCAACTAAAATCCGCTCGCTATACGCCCAAATTATAGGGCGCGGAACTCGAACCTGCGAAGGCAAAGATAATCTTCTTGTCTTGGATTTTCTATGGCAATCAGAGCAACACAATCTTTGCCACCCTGCTAACCTCATTGCCAATAAACCAGATGTTGCCGAGCAGATGACCAAAATAGCCGAAGGCGGTAAGTTGTTCGATTTAGGCGAGCTTGAGCAGGAAGCAGAATGCACTGCCCGCCAAGAGCGCGAGAAATCCTTAGCCGACGCTATAAGGGCAAATTCCCAAAAGAAAAGCAAACTCATAGACCCTATGGAATTCGCGCTTTTTACCCACGACGACGCTCTTCAAAGCTATTCTCCCGCCTTCAAGTGGGAGCGTGAAGCACCGACTCAAAAACAGTTGGATACGCTTCAGCGTATGCAGTTCAACACGTCCGCGATACACAGCAAGGGATTTGCGTCCCTGCTTTTAGGAAACGCCATAAGCCGCAGATCGCGCAATCTGGCAACACCAAAACAAATAAAAATTCTAAACTGCTTCGGCTACAAAAACGCTGCCGAATACGGATTCGATTTCGCAACAAAACTAATAACAGCCCTTGCAAATAACGGCTGGAGGAGGAAGCAATGGAAAGAAATATAAGCGAAATTTTATCATTCCTTACACAATCACAAGTTGACGACTATGATACTTGGCTGAGAGTCGGAATGGCCTTGCACGCCGATGGGCAATCCTGCTCGGTATGGGACGAATGGAGCAAACGCTCTCCCAAATACCAAGACGGAGCTTGCGAGCGGCACTGGAAGACATTCGGAAACTATTCGGGAACAAACGTCGGGATAGGTTCAATCGTACAAATGGCAAAAGACAACGGCTACAAGCCCTCTGACGGCTTTTCTTGGAACGACCCTATCGGACGTTCAAACGGGTGTGAAAACGCCAATAAAGCCCCAAATTTGGAGCTAAAGGAATATCTGAGGGCTTTATTCAGGCCGGGTGATACGGTAAATTTTGTAGTAAGCTCGTTTGAAAAGGACGGAAAATTCCTGCCAAGCGGTAAAGGCGTCAATAAGTCTTTTGAAGAACTTATCAAAGCCTGCGACACTTACGAGGACATAGGCTACATTCTTGGCGATTGGAATCCCAAGGCGGGAGCTTGGGCAAGGATTAACCCAATGTCGGGAGAAGGTTGCAAGAATTCCGATGTAGAGGAGTTCAGGCATTGTTTAATCGAATCCGATTCACTCCCCAAGGAGGAACAATTAAGAAAGATACGCGAATTAAATCTGCCGTGTTCTGCCCTTGTCGATTCTGGAGGAAAGTCGATTCATGCCATAGTAAAAATCGACGCGGGAAAAGACGAAAAGCTCTATCGGGAACGGGTGTCCAAACTTCACGAGTTTCTTGCAAAAAACGGCTTTTCCGTAGATAAGGCCTGCAAGAATGCAAGCCGCCTATCGCGAATTGCCGCCGTCACCAGAGATGGAAAGCGGCAAAGGCTAATTGCCGTAAATATTGGCGGAAAATCTTATGAGGAGTGGGCAAAGAATGCCGGCAAGCGGAAATATAATGTAAAATTGGGCAAGGAAATTCGCGCGACCGACCCAGACGATAAGAGCGACAATTTAGTAGGCGATCGCTTTCTGACGATGAACGGTTCTTGGCTTATCGTTGCCCAATCTGGAATAGGCAAGTCAGTATTGGCTATGCAGCTTGCCCTCAATTTTTGCGTGGGAAGAAGTACGCTGAGATTAAGGCCGAGTAAGAAAATGAAAGTGTTATTTATTCAAGCTGAGAATAACGCCATAGATATAGCAAGGCCATTCCACTCTGTCATAAGAAGTGAGAATTTTACCCATGAGGAGAATGAGAGAATCGATTATTATTTTATCGAATTGGACGAGCAGAGCGCTACGGGGACGGTGTTTGTGGAGCTTCTCGACGAACTGTGTGAAGAATACAAGCCCGACTTAGTTATTGTTGACCCGTTGTTATCATACATAGGTTGCGATATTAGCAGACAGGATATGTGCGCGACATTTCTGCGGAACACTCTTAATCCGATCATCACAAAGCATAATATCGGGCTTATTTTTATCCACCATACAGGTAAACCGTCCAAGGAATCAAAAGATGTAAACCACGCCTTATCCTATCTCGGTATAGGTTCTTCCGAATTAACCAACTGGGCACGTGCAGTCTCGGTAATTAGAGAAAATGCGGAAGACCCCAATGTATTTGAGTTTATCCATGCTAAACGCGCGAGTCTATCGGGAACAGGTGCCTTTACCTATATGAAGCACTCGGAGACCGCCGTTTTATGGGAACTTTGCGAGAAACCTCTAAAAAAGGTAAAATCCGAAAAAGTTTCCCGTTCCAAGTACACATATCTTGAACTGGAGACAATGCCGCCAAAGAAACACGATAAAGACCCAAACAAGAGCGAAGTTATAGCCTATATACAAGGTCAACTTGCTAAATTTGGCGACCCTGCCGATACAGAAAGTGCAGTAAAGGTGTACGAAGCAGTACGCAAGAATAACCCTCTTATAGTCTTTCGCAAACCATATTGGCACGGTAGGCTTTATATACCCGAGGTGGACTTGTCGGAGGAGAAAGGGGCCGACAATGACTAATAGGGATACCTTAGTAATGTTGAGAAATTCCGTAGGGATAAAAAATATCCCTCAGGGGATAGGGGAAACGGACTTTTGCAATCCCCTTGGGTATCCCTTGGGGATTAGGGATTGGGGGATTTTTCTTCTTCTGTCCCCAATGGGGATTAGGTATCCCCTCCTACTAAAAGTAGGAGGAGGGATATACCTGAATCCCCCATTGAGACGGTACAGATTTTCGTGCGAACCTTTCCCCATGCGCACGCACGCGCGAGGAGGTGTCCTATGAGCCGCTATGAGGACGAGTACCGCAAATGGGTGGAGAGTCTGCCACCTAAGCAGAGGGCTAAACTGGCGGCTAAGGGTATCGACAAACCTCTCGCAGACGACCACAGAGTTTTCAAGACAGACCCAAGCGTGGCTTTCGACAAGGCTTCATACGACTTTAACTACGATTTTCTCGATAGTCAAGAAAAGCCCTCAGAGACCTTAGAAGGCGTTGAAATCGCTTATGGGTTCAGATGTTGCGTTGGGTGTTTGAACGCCTACAAGGGGCAAAAAACGAGGGAATACGTCGCCTTGAGATAGACACCTTGATGATGACGCTTGGCATGGAGCAAATGCTCGGCGTAAAGAGCCAGACAGAACTTGCCAAGAAGTATGGCGTAACAAGGGCGGCTATATCGGCTCGCGTTAAGTCTTGGCAGAAATTTCTTGGGCTACGCACAACATCAACGATGAAGTCACCGTCGGCATGCCAATCATACCGAAAGTCGAGATTGCGCAATTTGACAAGCGGGTGATTGGTATGGAAAACGAAAACACAATCTCCGCTACCGAAACATCTTCAACTGAACTCGACATAGCTTCGAGAATTAACGCACTCCACGAGAAGGCCGAAGCACTCTCGAAGCTTGCCAAAGATAAGGCGCAGGAAGCAATCAAGGTTGCCATTGAGTGTGGCAGGCTTTTGGTGGAACAGAAATCAAAAATGAATCACGGAGACTGGCTTCCGTGGGTAGAGAATAATTGCGATTTTTCACAGAGAACCTCTTATCGTTACATAAAGCTTTTTGAGTCTGTTGCAAAACTTTCAACCCAAGACTCAAATTTGCCACCAGTGGCAAATTTCGAGACGTCGGGAAACGAAGATTCAAGTTCTTCAAATGAAGAACCGTCTAAAAATGACGCAGATAACTTTATTGAAAAACTCCCTGCAAAGACTCTCAAGGACGCCTATATCGCAACTGGCATTCTTCCTCCTCGCAAAGAACCTGAACTCAAGGAGGAGAAAGTACCTGAAAGCTACACCATAGAACACGTCAAGTACATAGACGGTTTCGTGAAATGGTATTAGGGTTTTAAGGAAAAGTTCCCGCTTGAAGATATGAGTGCAACTACTGTCGATATACTGCTCTTGGACTTATCTGCAATAGTCAGAATCTACCAAGAGCTTTCGCAACTCAAGAGGGATAAGTTCGGCGAGAACTGATGCTTTTGCAGGGTGGTCTAACGGTAAGACACAAGGTTGACTCGCCTTTGCATACGCAAAGCGTCTCGCCCTTCGGGTCTTTTGCCTTTGGCAAAATCTCATTCGCGCTTTGCTTGAATTCATAACCTTGAGATTGGCGGTTCGATTCCGCCCCCTACTCGCAAAAAAAAGTTGAATATCTAAACTTTTTATGAGTGAATTGGGGAATGAAAAAAGGTCAAACGATATATTTTATACTGGCAGTTACGTTGGGACTGTTCCTTTTGCTTTGTCAGACGAAAATTGAAGATACAAACAGTTTTTGGTATTTTGCATGTGGAAATATAGCCAACACTTTGATTGTTACTGCAACTATCACCATAATCTATAATTTATTTTTAAAATCAGACGAAGAACGTAATCTGATAAAACTTTTTAGATTATCTTATTCTGTACATGATTCTGGTTTAAATGAAATTATTACCGATTCAAAGAATTATAACTATACAAACATGATAGAGAAGTCTGATTCTTTTTCCGTAGTAATGAATGATGGACTTCGTTGGATAGGGAATAATTCAAAAGAATTGGAATTAAGATTTAATAGAAATAGCGAAACAGAATTTTTTCTTGTAAATCCCAATAGTGATTTTTGTCGTATTTTATCCCAAAAAGTTAATTCCGAATATGAAGTAATAAAAGACAAAATTATATCATCTATAAACCTTTTAATATCTACATATGAAAAAAGCCAAAAAAAAGGAACTTTGAAAATCTTCTTGCTTAAGAATTATCCTACACAAACAATATTTTTATCGGAAGATAAGGTGGTTATAACACCATATCAAACAGCAAGTGGAAGGAATATAATTCCATTGTATGAATATGATTATGTTGAAAATAAAACTTCAATTGGATATTACATAGCTTCTGATGTTAAGAACATTAGAGAAGAAAGTAGATTGTGTTATGACAGCACTACAGGTCTAAAAAAAATTAATTTTAAGGAATCTATTAAACGCTGATATACAGCAGGGACGTTCGGCAGACCCGTTTCTTCTTGCAAATGGATTTTTTGAAATGTCCCATTTTACTTTAGCCTATCGCCTTGAATCCGCTTAAGTTATCGGGATTTACAGGCAGAAAACGAAGTGCGACATTATTGGGACATTTGACAGATGTCCCTTTTTTTGTGAACGAAAACATAGGACAGAAAATATTAAGCAAAGACCTTGAAAACATAGTAAAAAAAGTGGCTGCTGGCAAAACTCTCACAAGTGCGGAGAGAAGCTTGGTTGAGAAAGCCTATGGCACAAGTGGAGACGTTAAATTCGCAAAAACTATCGTAGAGCTTTCGGAGATTTTAGGCGTTAGCCGCAAAACAATAGTGCGCATGCGAAAGTTAAAAGGCTCTCCCAAACCCTGTTCTAACGGCAAGCACAATGTGGCAAAGTGGCGGGATTTTGTAAGGAAGCACGACTTAAAAGAGCCAGACTCTCCCGAAGATGAGGAGTTAAAAACCCGCAAGCTATTGGCGGAGGTAAAGCAAGCGGAAATTAAACTCAAGGTAATGGAAGGAACGTATGTTGCCATTGAGAAGGTTCGCGAAGTATGGACTGCCCATATAGGACAAGTACGGCAAATCTTGGAAAGCAGATTTTTAAACGAGCTTCCGCCAATTCTTACAACCCTCGATGCCATACAAATTCGGGAGAAATTGCAGGAGGTACTCGACGAGACTTACAAGGCAATCTCTATCGCCGCAGACTCGATAAAGGAGCCTGTGGATATTGAAGATTAAACTATTTCTTTTCGTATCCTTCGTAATAGTAGGATTGTTCAATACCCTTAAAAATTACTTCTATGTTATCGACATCGCTCGTCAAGTTTTCCTTTAGCAAAAATCTTAGTTCCAAGTCGTTTACAGGGCTACGTTCCATTGCCTGCAAATATAGATCTTTATCTACATTTTGCCAATTTACGACCTTACCTAAATTCTTTTTGAGAATCATGTCTAACCAAATTCTGGTGGAACGTCCATTGCCTTCCATAAAAGGGTGCGCAACGTTCATTTCTACATACTTTGCAATGATTTCTTCGTATGTAGATTCTGGCATTTTTTCGATTTTAGCGAGTGCTTCAGGTAGATATATGAAATTTGCAAATCGGAAGTTCCCTTTTGATATATTCTTTGTGCGAATCTCTCCCGCGAAATCGTAAAGCCCGTCGAAAATGTATTTATGGATTTGTTGCAAGCCCTTTAATGTGCCAATTTCGCATTTGGCAATGTCCCCAGACTCAAACAAGTTATGTGCTTTTACCAAGCTTATGTCATCAATCTTGCTCATTTTAATTTAATGATGTCTTATAGTAAGAGTATGGTGATTATTTTCAAGACTATTAGTAGTCCTCTGGAAAAAGCAAAGTGGTTGCGCTTCTGTCCCACTCGGTTATTATCCAAATTCTCCTATCATCTGGGAGTTTGTATTCGGAGAGCAACCTTAAGCCGTTTTTGAGAGGCTCGTCATTGCTCTTCCAGTCTTCCTTGCATACGTCACCCCAATCTCCATTTGCGTGGCGGATAAGATAAGGAAGCATTGAAAATCCCTTCTTTTCGCAATAGTTCGCAAGCGTCGTGGTTGCAACTACCCGCCCGAAGTCGAATTTGCTTTCTATTATTGTTTCCATACTATGCCTTTATTGCTTGGTTAATTTGAAGTGTTGCTCCTTTCTCTCTCCCCGCACGGTAAGATGTTGCGTCCATTCTCGTACTCTGCCTTCTCCGTGATTCTCCTATCACTCTGAAAGTGTTTTTGATATAAACCTCCAGCTCATGTTCATTGTTTGATAAGGCCAGTTCATAGTTTTGGCGGGATTCTTCCCCCTCTCCAGAAAGCGTATCTTTTTCGGCTTGCTCCATTCGCTCGTATATTCCGCACCTAAGCCCGAAGTAGTAATCCGCCTTGTTTGGCCTAAAGCAGGTATTTTTGAATTGACTCGCGTGCTTCGCACCGTCTCGCCCTTCGGGTCTTTCGGCTTGCGCCGAAATCTCATTCGCACTTCGTTTGAATTCATTCCAACATTTGAAGAATACGTTTCTTAGATAGCCGTGGACGTATTTTGCGATTTCAATATTTTCGGAAGTCCCAATAACCACCATTCCAGAATTTCCGTTATATAAGATTTTCACCTTGTAAAACCTGCAAAGTATTGCGGTTATTTCCGTGTCGGCAGGATTGAGAACCGCCCTTGAGAAGAAGTATTCGTGTTTTATCTTTGATGCGGGAGTATCGTTTTCGATATTCGCCATAGTGATATTGTATTTTGTCATAAGCCGTTGAGCCATTTCCATTGCTCTTTCGGCTTCCGCCTTACTTGCTCCCTTATCCTTGGAGAGAGTTAGAAGCTTTTGTATTCGCTTTAGGATTGATTTTTCAGTGTTCATCTTATTGGTTATTACTTATTTTCGATAAAAGTATTTATTTCGACGTCCGAAATATTATCTATCGCCCACCTTATTCCGTGGTCATATTCGCGTCCCTCATCAGAACGGTTGTAGCGGTAGAACTTATCATAGATTCCTTCGAGAGCGTCATTTACGCCTCTGATGAAATCACATTTGGTTTTCGTATCAGTTAGTTTCTTTGCTTCTTTTTTTGTCATCGTCTTTCTCGTCCTTCTATATCATTGATATTAACATACTTGTATAATATTTGCAATGTTTTTATTCGGTTTTTCATGAAAAAAAGATAAAAAATAATCTTGAATTTTATCCGCAAAACGCCTCCGAGAACTGACATTTCCAAACTATTGCAAGAAGCCGCATTGGGCTATTTTTTGCGAGGTGTCGGTACAAAAAAATGCAAGAAAAATCGTAATATTTTTGAATAATAAAAACGAAAAAAAACCTAATAAAATGTTGCAGATTTTATTGAACTATGGTAATATAAACAACATAGGAAAACCAAAAATAAAAGAAAAAATGAAAACTATAACAATAACAGAAGAACAGGTTAAACAATACAAATTACCCGCCAAAGCTGTGGGCGATTGGTCAATCGTTGAAAAAGGCGATGGATACAGTCTCCTACACCGTTTAAAAAAGGACGGGACTTTGGGGAGTGATAGACCTAATAATAAAATCAAAATAGACTCGGAAGTTTTAAACAAGCTCTCCGCTTCGGATACAAAGGCAATAACAGGAAAGACTGAAAACGGAGATACTGTTGTAATAGCTGAGACTAAACATATTGATAACGAGCCTAAAGTCGATAAGCCGACCGAGAGCAATGTTGCAATGGGGGATGAAGAAATGGCCATAGGCACCCGAAAATCGAGGTGGATAGCGCAACTTGTGGAGCAAATGAAGACGGAACCGTTTACCGCAGGATTGCTTGAGAAAATGGGAGATTCGGAATTTGTGAAGAAGGTTCTTGAGGATACAAATCCAGAACGCCAAGGCGGAAAAGCTTATAGCTCGATAAGTTCGGCTATGAGAGTATGGAATAAGCGCATAAGGAGGGGTGAATATGCCTACTAATAAATTCTACCACATACTCTGTACAAGCAGAGACAAGGTAATTTACGAAGGTAGGTTTCAATGCGTTTCGCGTTCGGCGGCAATGAAACTTCTAAGGGAGAAGGTAGGCCGCCAGAACCTCTATGGCTTAATTTACACAGTGACGGAAATCCCGATAGAGGTTTTAAGGGAGATAGTTGATGCCCTAATAAACAAGAAACCGATAACCGAAGGCGATATATGCTCCCATAAGGAGACGCCGACTATAAGCCCTACATATGCAAAGATAAACTCCTATAAGCATAATCCAAATAAGCCCCAAGGAGTAAACGGAGTAAAACGCAGACTGGGAGATTTCTAATGATATACCTGCTTGACCTAAATTATACGCTCGTGGACAAGGAAAAGGACGCACCAAGAATTCGTCCTATGGAACTTCAAATAGAGCTTGAGACCTACCGCCAATGGCTGATTGATATGTTAAAAGGTAAATATGTGATTCTCACTACGGCACGAATGCAAAAATACGAGATATTTACCCTAAATCGAATATACACTAAGACGAATTGGCTGCCCAATGAGAGCTTTTTTTCTATCTTTAGGCATTTGCCTCACATAAAAAAGGAGTGGATACTGAAATGGCGAATATTTCCAAAACACGGAAATAATCCCGAACAATTTTTCGCAATAGAAAGCAATCCCCAAACCAGAGCTATGTACGCCAAGTATGGGATAAAATCGGCTCCCGCGATAGACGATTTCGGCAACAGAATTTCAATATAGGATTTTGACAAAATAGTCTGTCTATATGGCAGACGAAAATAAGGCACGAATTTTAGCGGACGGAATTGAAGTATGGTGCGCATACGATAAGCTCGTAAAAGTTGAAGAACTTATCCCGCACCCGAAAAATCCGAATACGCACCCGCAGAATCAGATTAAAATCCTTGCGCAGAACATACGTTATCACGGTTGGCGGCACCCGATTGTAGTTTCAAAGCTAAGCGGTTATATTGTGGCGGGGCATGGACGCCTTGAAGCCGCCAAAGAGCTTGGCGTTTCAATCGTTCCCGTGGAATACCAGAATTTCGCTTCCGAGGACAACGAGCTTGCCGTTCTCGTGGGAGACAACCGATTGGCGGAGCTTTCATCGCTCGATTTAAACGGATTGCAGGACATTATTGACGGCTTTAAGGCAAGCGATTTCGACACAATTCTTGCGGGCTTTGAGCCGACAGACCTTGACGCCCTTTTGGGCGAACAAAAGCCCGATTTTGGGGACGAAAAGGAAAAGGAGCTGTCGCAGTCGGAAGTAACGATTCAGGCGGGAAACTACCGCTTCAGAATGTCGCAGGAAGACTTCGGCATTTGGATAGACAAGCTCAAGCAGGAAGTAGGCTTCGACAAGGAAGCGGTAATCGCTGAAATCCGTAGGAGACTTGCGATATGATAAAAATTGAGCCACTTTCGGCGGTAAATCCGTCAACCTACAATCCGAGAACGGCGGATCCAAAGCGTCTCGATTTAATAGAACTTTCACTTAGGAAGCTGGGATTTATAGCACCTATCTACGCCGACGCAAACGGAGAAATTCTCTCAGGGCACCAGAGGCATTTTGTAGCAACTCGAATGGGATTAAAGAATGTGCCCGTCTTTAGAATTCCCGCAATGGAATTACAAAAGCGCAAAGCTTTGAACATCGTATTTAATCGGGCTACAAATGACGGAGATATTTGCCAAACACCTTTAAAGGCTAAGCGCATACTGGAAACTCTAAATCTTTCGGAACTCGCCAATAGTATTCCAGATAAGGAGTTGGAAAGCAAAGAGTTCTTCCGTTGCGCTTACCCTTGCAAGGTGTCTGTAGCTAAACTTTGCAAAATAAATTCCGGGAGGTGGATTCAATATGCAAAGAGCATTGCAAGAACTCTGCGCAAGGCTGGAATTATCATGCCTATCGTTTGCACACCCGACGGAAAGGTTATAAATGGCATAGGCAGACTTGAAATGCTCGCGGAATTAAAAGCCGATACGTGCGAAGTAGTTTATATATCGGAAGATGAAGCAAAGTTTGCAGACGCTATGATGAATCTGCTGACAATGGATTTTAATATCCACGAAAGATATGAAGACTTGCTAAGGTATAACTCGTTTCGACGAGCCCGCAGAGTCCGCGAGGAATTGGGACATGGATTTGTATTCGCCGTTCACGGAAAGAATCCTTGCCACACCTTTGATATATTTAACCCCTCTCAGCAGGCTAAATGGAGAAAAGAGCACGGAAATACAATTCTTGATTTCGGCGCAGGACACCTTACGGAGACGAATATATTAAATGCCGCAGGATTTGATTGTACCCCTTTTGAACCCTATCATATCGGAGTTTCGGAGATAGACAAAGGTAAGTCTTTGGGAATCTCAAAGAAGTTTTTAGAGGTTGTGGCAAGCGGTAAGGAGTTTACGAGCGTATTTATTTCGAGCGTGCTTAATTCCGTGCCTTTTGCGAAGGATAGAGAGCATATCGTTTGTATTTGCGCTGCCTTGTGTAGGCCATTTACAAAGCTCTACGCTTGCGCCTCAAGCACATCGGAAACTGGATATAGGCAAGTAAATGGCAAAGCCTTCTACAATGAAAGCAATGCGGGAAATATAGCCTTTCGCTTAGAATATGAGTCAGGCATTCGTATTGGAGACTTTCAAGACAAGCCAAAGGTCCAAAAGTACCATACGAAAAAAGGAATTTTACGACCTGTTTTATCGGTTTTTTAGGAATGTAAAAATATCGGAGATGAGCGGCAATGTCTGCGCAAAGTGCGAAAACGTTAGGCGCATTCCGTGGGAACGGCTTGTGGAAGCATTACAATTTGAGTTTAACTTGCCATATCCCGACGGTTCTCGCATGGAATTGGTTGATGACGCAGTAAATGCATTTAAACGCCGCTATGAGGGGATAGCAGTATGAGCGGAGCGAATTTGCGTAAGGGGCAAAGCCCCTTCTATGGAAGCGATACTATCGCTTTGGTTGATTTGAATTATACGCTTGTGGAAAATTCGCCCAAATGGGGCGCACCGAAAATTTATCCATTCATACGCCAGATCGAACAGGAGACATATCGCCAGTGGCTTGTGGATTTTTTGAGAGATAAGTACGCAATTCTGATAACGGCTCGCCACCAAAAGTATCGTGAGGCTACATTGGAACGCATAAAGCTTCTGACGGGTTGGCAACCGCAGGAAGCTTATTTCGCTGAAATTTCCGCACCGCCGCCAGAAATCAAGGAACATCTGCTTTTAAATTACATTTTCCCGAAACACGGCAGAAATGGCGATGATTTCTTCGGAATAGAAAGCAATCCCAAGACAAGGGATATGTACGCTTGTTATGCTATAAAGTCTTTAAGCGCGGAAGCATTTAAAAACTCAATTCAATAATTATTGTTTTTTGACACTTTGCCGTCTTGTATGAAGCTTCATACGGACGACAAAATTATTTCAAGACAGAGCAACTGGGTGTTCGACGAACACGTCGCGCCCGAATTCGACAAACACGTCAGAAAGAGCGTTCCTAATTATGTACACGTTCAGGAACTGGCTGAAACGTTTTCAGACTGGTTTACATATCCCAATTCCACGGTTATAGACTTTGGAGCGTCCACAGGAGAGACTCTGCGCCGAATAAAACGCCGCCATTCAAAGGCGTTAAATCTCATCGGCTACGACAATTCGCAGGCGATGATAAATCAGGCGAAAACAAAAGGCGTAGACATCACTTTTGCAGACCTCGAAAAGCCGTTTGTCCTGCCCGATTTTTCCTACGCAGTTTCGCTCTATACTTTGCAATTCCTGCGTCCATACGCTCGTAATGCCCTATTGAAGCGTATATACCACTGCTTGGAAAACTGCGGTGGAATGTTCGTAGTCGAGAAAGTACTCGGCTCTACCGCCCAAATGCAGGATATTCTTCAACAGCTTTATTGGGAAATGAAAGCTAAAAACGGCTTTAGTTCCGAGCAAATCATAAATAAAGCAAAAGCATTGCGCGGTTGTATGTATCCAAAAACTATCTCCGACAATGAGGCCGAATTTACCGCTTTGGGCTTTAATTTTGAAATCGTTTTCAAAGAATCGCAATTCTGCGGTTGGCTTCTCACAAAGTCTCTATGAAGCTTCTCGGAGAAATCCTCAAAGACGCTTGGACACCCGCCGACCGTCGCGAGCCTTGGCGTTGGTGCGAAGACCACATAAGAAGCATTCCGTATTCACCGCTTCCTGGACCATTCAGGAGCGAAAATTCGCCGTGGATTAGGGAAGTTATGGAAGCTATCGTTGATCCCAAAATCCGCCTTGTATCCATTATAGCCGCAGTTCAAAGCTCCAAGACTACAAGTCCAGAACTCACACTTTGCTACATAATAGCCAATCTTCCCGGCCCATGCTTGTGGCTCGACCAAACGGACGAGGACGCCAAAGACGAAAGCGAAAGCCGTTTGCAAAAGCTTTTTGAATCGTGCGAACCCGTAAAAAAGCTTTTCCCGAAGAACAAGAATAAGAAAAGAAACTGCACTATTCACTTTTCAAATGGCATGACGCTATGGCTACTTGGCGCATATAATAAGACCAACCTGCAAAGGCGTTCAATTCGTTGGCTTTTTGGCGATGAAACTTGGCGTTGGCCCGTCGGTCATATGGCGGAAGCGGAGGCGCGAACTACGGCTTTCGGGTGGCTCGGCAAATGCGTTTTTATGTCTCAGGGTGGAGAGGAAAACGACGATACCCATCGCAAGTTTGAAACAACCGATATGCGCGAATGGCACTATAAATGCCCAAAGTGCCAAAAATACATTCCCTACAAATGGGAACACGTCGAGTGGGACGACGATTGCAAAGACGAAAATGGAGAATATGACTTTGCAAAAATCAACCATTCAACGGCGTTAAAATGCCCCGAATGCGGCGAATATTTCGAGGATAGCGACCGAATGAGAAGGCTTCTCAATAAGGACGGCAAATTCATTCCGCTCAATCCCAATGCCGCTAAAGAGAATGTAGGTTTTCACTGGAACGCCTTGGCGAGTATGTCTTGGGGCAAGCTCGCGGAACTATATTTGCGGGCAAAGATTGCCGCCCGCAAGGGCGACAGTTCCCTGCTTCAACAGTTTTACCAGAAACGCCTTGCCTTGCCTTGGAAAGAATTTGCCGAAGACTATCGACTGGAGATTGCGTCATCTGGATACAATCAAGGGGAATTTTGGAGCGAGGAAGGCGGTTTCAACAAGAAAGGCGAAATCATATCACAGCCATTTGCAGAGGGAGAATGTATCGCGCCGCTTAGGATTATGACGGTTGACGTCCAGATGGACCATTTCTACTTGGTTGTGCGCTCTTGGAGTCCGCAGGGTTCGAGTAGATTATTGTGGCATGAAAAGGTTTTAACGTGGGAAGACATAGAGGATATTCAAAAGAGATTTTCAATACTGCCAAATCTCGTTTTTATCGACGCAGGATATAATTCCTACGAAGTTTATAAGCAATGCGGCAAGCACCGTTGGATAGCCCTAATGGGAGACAATAGGGCTAATTTTGTTCATAGGCTACCGCAAGGTAAAAGCGTCTTTAGGTTTTATTCTCCAGTCAAAAATATCTTTATATCTCGAGAAGTTAAGTGCCGTATGCACTTTTGGAGCAATCTCAATGTTAAGGACACTTTGGCGATGATTAGGCGCAATCAAAACCCTGAAGACGGCGCGACTTGGGAAGTGCCGACGGATATTTCCGAGGATTACCTAAAACAGATGGAATCCGAACACCGAATTAAGAAAGGAAATTCGTGGATATGGGAACAAATCGGCAACCGCCCCAATCACTACCTTGACTGTGAAGCTATGAATTGTGCGGGTGCGCTTATGTTAAAGATTATCGGCAACGACGCAAAAGGAACTGAATGATTTGACATTCGCCGTGTTTTTTATGGCGAATTACAATTACACACGAGGATATACCGTAGCGGAGCTTGAAGCCCTGCTTGTACAGGTTAAAACCGAGCGCGAAAAGTATCTTCAGTCGGCTTCCGACAGCGGAAGTTCCTATTCCCGCATAGCAGCTGCTGAAATCGAAAAGAAATTTAACGGCATAATGGACGCATTGGAGGCGCTTGCGCCCGAAAAGTATGCCCCCCAAAGGCGCGTATCCTATAACGGAGTTCTGGGAGGAGTAATACAATGACGAACTTCCGAAAAAAGATTGCCAACTTCTTTTACGGCATAGGAGGAGCTTTTGAGTCAGCAATAGTTTCACCCTCTCGGGGAAATCCAAACACGATAAATCCCTCCGACGCAAAGATAGAACTTCCCGCTTATACCCGAACCGAGCTTGTTCGCAAGGCCCGCTACCTTGAAAAGAATAGCGGACACATCAGAGGAATATTGAAAGATTTAAAGGTTTACGGCATAGGGAAAGGAATTTATCCAAGCGCGAAGTCAGATAACCACGAATGGAATAAAGAGGCCGAAAACTTCTTTTTCCGTTGGGCAAGGCATTGCGACATCACAAACCGCTATTCTTGGCGCGAGTGCCAAGCGATGATACTAAGAAGCCTTGTTGTTGACGGAGAGGTTTTTGTTATAAAAACCTTCAATAGTTTTGGGGTACCCAAAATACAAATAATCGAAAGCCACCGCCTGATGTCGCCAAGTACCGCAACTACTGAGCGCATTATAGACGGAATTGAATTTGACCGCTATGGCAGAGCGAAGAACTACTACTTCTTGATCGGAGAACATAGTAATACCACAAAAGTTCCCGCAAGCGCAGTGCTTCATATATTTGACGCCGAACGCATATCGCAATCGAGAGCATATCCGCAAATTCAACACTCGATAAATGATGTTATAGACAGGAAGGAGATTCTCGCTCTCGAAAAGAAGAAGGTTAAGTCAATCTCCGACATAGTGCATATTTTAAAGGGCGGACAAGGTATGCTCGACGGAGACTACAAGGTTGACGTAGGCAACCGTTCGGAAGGTACAAGCACGGAAACGATGAATAGGATTTTGGGGGGAAAGAATATCCGCATAGACCCCGATGAGAGCATAGATGTTCACCAAAGCAATGTGCCTTCACCTACATTTGCGGGATTTCTTACGGAACTCGACCGCTCTGGAAGCCTTGGCGTGCTTCCTTATGAATTTGTTGTTGACCCGTCGAAAATAGGCGGAGCTTCCGTGAGGCTTGTAGCTTCAAAAACACAAAGATATATCGACGATATAACGCAAACAATAGACGAACGCTTTAACGACGCCATTTGGTTCTTCGTAATTGGTTGGGCGATAGACAGCGGGCTTTTGCCGGCAGAAAATTGGTGGTGGTATTGCGCTTGGACACACCCGCGCAAGCTCACCGTTGACGCGGGGCGCGAGGAACAGCAAAACCGAGCGAACGTTGAAATGGGCTTAAAAACGCTCGAAGAAAGCTATTCCGAATGCGGCTTGGACTTCGAGGACGAAATGCGCACAAGAGCCGACAACGCAAGGTTCATTATGCGCTTGGCGGGAATTCCCGACAGTGAGCCAATACCGCTTTATATGCTCTACAAGGTTAACGGAACTCAGGTTATCGAAAATAGGAAAATAGGAGAAAAAGGTAATGATGACGAATAACATTTTTTTAAACGGAATTTGCAGACCTTGGAATATACACGCAGGGACATTTCTTGCGTTGTCGCTGAGGGTGTTGGCTGACGCAAAAGGCGCGGACTCGCTTTCTGGGTGGCGTGAGAAGTTTTCGCAGTTCGTGCCGCAAAGACAGAGTATGGCAATAGACCCGAACGGAATTGCCCATATCTCCATTCACGGAACGCTTTTCAACAAGGAAGCCCCTTATTTTGTGGCGGGCTACGGCGGCACTGATTATGCGGAAGTCCTGCAAGACATAGCGGTGGCATCAAAGGAAGCCAAAGGGATATTCCTAACGGTTGATTCTGGCGGCGGGCACGCTTGCGGGAATGACAAGGTGGCAAAAGCAATATCGCAATGCCCCAAGCCTGTGTTCGCCTACACCGACGGTATGTGCTACTCGGCGGCGTACGCGATAGCAAGCGGAGCGTCGTATATCTGCGCTTCCGCAGACGCCACAGTCGGGAGCATAGGAACTATTTTGCCGCTTATGGACATCTCTGGGCTGTGGCAGGCAATGGGAATAAAGCCAGATTACATAACAAACACTGAGGGAACTTTAAAAGCGGCAGGGTATCCGCCAAGCCAATCTGATGAGGAACGGGCGTCTTTGCAGGCTGAAACACAGGAGTATTTCGATATATTTAAATCCCACGTTTTAAAACACCGAAAGCTCTCAAATGACGATATGCGCGGACAAGCATTTGTTGGCAAAAGCGCCTTAAAGAAAGGGCTTGTTGACGAAATTTGCGACGGGAAATCTGCCTACAACAGACTCGTCAATTTGACAAAATAACAAACTGTATGGACGACAATAAAGAAAATACTCTCGCCGATGCCATCGCCAAAATCGAGACGCTTCAGGCGAAGAATGAATCGCTCGAAGCGGATTTGGCTACCGCAAATTCCAAGATAGCCGAACTCGACGACGAGCTTTCCGCCGAAAAGACCGCCCACGCTTCCACGAAGGAAAGTTTGGCGGCTCTTGAAGCAAAACACCGAGACATCGACAAAGAAGTCTCTTTAAAAGTTGCCGAGATTGCGGCTCAAAGCGGAGTTTCTCCCATTGAAGCAGATGCAAACGGCGGCGAGGAGGAAAGCCTTGAAGAACTCGCAAAACGCATTGACGAGGCGCAAGGCGTAGAAAAAGCAAAGCTCATTGAATCTAACTACGACCGCATAATGTCGGCGTTGAAAGGAGTTTACTAAGTGAACACTATACCATCAGCATTAAGGCGTTCGCTAATCCTCAAGTCCGCAATGGAGGCGTTCAAACATAAGCTTATTTCGTTGGGTTTATTCTCAACTGTGTTGCGCAATGTGCCGCTTGAAGGAAACAACGAAATAGACATTCCGTATATTCCGCTTGCGACGAGTGCTTCAAAGGACTTTGACGGCACTTATAAGTTCGACAAGGGAGATATGGAGTCCCGCAAAATCACGGTTAATAGACGCAAGTACCAGTCATTGACCTACACTTCCGAGGAAAAGGCAAGGTAGCCCTATTTCGACCCGATTACTTTGGGGAGACTAAAGGGAGCCAAGCTTGCCGAGGACGTTCTCTTGGACATTTTAAGTGTCATCACTAAGGAGAATTTCGGAGACGCAATTCTTACACGAAACGCCGCCGATTTCGACACAGACGACATAATAGACCTTGAGACGAAGATTGACGAACTCGAATGGCCAGACAGTCCCCGAGGAATGCTTTTGAAATCGTCCTATATGGCGAATGTTAAGAAGGACATAAAGACTTCAGGAGGGCTTTCGACATTTGGATTCTCGCCTTTGGGAGAACTTCCCAATCTTATGGGCTTTTCGTTCTCCAAGTTTAACCGCTTGCCCGACAATGGCGAAAAGTTGCAAGGCTTTATAGTCTATCCGTCCGCAATTATGGTAGCACTCGCACCTATTGCGCCGACGGCAAATGTGATGAAGCAACTGTCAACCTATACGACCTACACTGACCCGCAGACTGGGCTCACTTTTGAATATCGAGCTTGGGGCGACGCAGACACCGACGCTTCAAAGGAGATTATCGAGTGCAACTATGGGTTCGGCGTTGGTGAAAAGGCGGCACTCAAACGTATCGTATCTGAATAAGATGAACGCATTTATTACGATAGGGTACAAGAAAAACGGCAAGTCGGAGATTCTTTTGAGTCCCGACGAGCCTTACGCCAAACATAGGCAACTGTTTAAAACCCTAACGGGAGACTATACAGATGTCGAAGTTTGGTCTCGCGCTATGGGTAAAATCAAACAGCGCAAAGTCAAAACTTCAAAAGTTGCCAAAGTTTCAAAAACTTCAAAAGAATCAAAGGAGTAAGAAATGGGAGAAAACGACATTTACCGTATCAGACCTGAACATACGCACGGGGGCGGTTTGCAGATTTGCGACGACGGCTCCGACGGAACCATACAAAAGCTCGGCTTCTTCGGAGTTGCGCCCACTGTACAGCGGGCAAATGCAAATCAGGCTAAGCTTGAAGACTCGGCGCAACTTGCGCAAGTGATTGTGCTTGTCAACGAGCTTAGAGAAGCCCTCGTAGAAAAAGGACTGATAAAGGGTTCGACTTAGGATTGGGTTGTTTCGTGTTCACTGGGAGCTTTCGGGAGACTGGAAGCTCTCTTTTTTATTTGATAAGATGATAAATATTTGTTGACTTGCTAAATATTTTCTGAAACATTCCGAGATAATGATAGTAAGTTTTGGAGATAAACTGACGAAAAAGATTTGGGATGATGAGTCACCGATCAAGGGATTCTCTGCGGATTTTGTAAAGAAAGCATACAAAAAGCTTTATTACATAAATCTTGCTTCTGATGTAGAAGTTTTATGCTTCCCTCCGTCAAATCATCTCGAAAAACTACAGGGAAATTTAAAAGATTTTTGGAGTATAAGAATAGACAGAAAATACAGAATTATTTTTAAATTTGATTCTGGTAACGCATACGATGTTGAAATAAGCAAACATTATCAATGAAGGAGGCAAGAATGAGCATACCGGCAGGAAAACCACACAGAGCAATTCCTCCGAGTGAAATACTTGAAGATTTCTTAGGGGAATACGGCATTACACAATATAGGCTTGCAAAGGAAACAAAAATCCCGCACGCAACAATTACCCGTATTATGAAAAACGAATCTCGAATAACGGCGGAAATTGCCGTTCGATTGGGATTGTATTTTGGTAATGGGGCGGAATTTTGGGCAAACTGTCAAAACCACTATGACTTGTATGAAATAATACTTAAAAAAGGTTCTGATATAAAGAAAAGCATTATTCCCTTTGAAAAACGACAAATGGCGATAGTATAGAAAACAAAGATAGACTTTTGACACAGCCCATAGTGATATGGGCTTTTTTAGTGAAATCAGAAGCGCATTAAATGAAATCTTTGCCGAATTTTCGCAGGACGTTCAATTTAGAGGCAAGAAATACAAGTGCATAATTGGCGAGAATGGTCAGCAGGAAGTGGAACTCGAATCGGGCGGGTTTGTGCCTAACGAAACTTTTACCGTAAAGTTCAAAGAAGCGGATTTAGAAGATGAGGCATATCCTGCCATAGGAGAATTACTCCAATATTCAGGACGTACTTTTCGCATACATTGGATAAGTACACGCTCTAAACGTGGACAAATAGAAGTATGGGTAAGGAGTATTGACAAGTGAGTGTAAAGTTTGAAGTCATTACCAAGAATTTCGAGGACGCACTTGTACGATACAAAGTAGCTTGCCAGAAGGATTGGCAATTTGTCGTAAAGCAGCAATCTCGCATTGTTGGAGAAAAGCTAATAAAATTTACGCCGCCAAAGACAGCTTCAATCGGCAAGCGAAATGTGGCCCGAGACATAGGCAAAGTATTTGCGGATTTAAGCGGCACAACTTGGGAAGATAAATCACTCAATAAAATGTGGAGAGCGGGCAATTTTGAGGGAGTAAAAAAAGCACTTGAAAGCCACCCGAACAAATCCGAAATGCCCATATTTAAGTACAAGCGAATATTTAAATCTCCCGTAAGAAACATCCATAAAGCAGCAATAAATAAGAGCGGGAGAGTTCCAAAGAATTGGACTACTCAATATGCTGTTGCGGGAAAAGGAGAGCTTAAAAAGTACACGAGAAAGGTACAACTTCAGGTGGGAGTTGCAAAATCTGGCTGGCTTGCGGCTCTTACAAAGTTGGGAGGAAAGGCTCAGAGCTTCGTGACTCGCCACGGCACTAAGTATGGCGGATTCGTAGATGGAAATAGAGGAGATAATCCATTCTTTACTCTCATAAATCGGGTGACGACATTCCCGCAAGGAGGAACACCCATGAGAATTTTTAAGCGGGCCTTTATGGTACAAGCAAAGGCAATGGAAAACAATGTTAAGCGGATATTAAGTAAGAGAGGAAGAATCTTCTAGCATGAGAAAAGAAATTGAGGATATACTATTTAAATACCTGCTAAGCGCATTGCCGGAAGCAATGAAACCGATGCTTGTATAGGGGCACAGCACGGAAGACAGGCACATACCGTACATTTCACTCGATGTTGGAGATGTAAAGCCGTTTTCATATATGTTGGAATCCGACGGAATATTTGAGTCGGAAGTAAATGTGGCAACTGCAGATTCTGCCCACGATATAAACTACAATACACAATTTGAACGAATAGCGCAGGTGTGCAGTATTCTTTGGAATTTTACATTGGATAACGAGAAGTATCGTTGCGAAGGATTGTGGTTTGAGGCGGAGAACGACGCCAGAGACGATAATAATTTGGGTATAGTCTTAACGTATAAGCTCGTGTTTCAAACCTTATGAATTAAGTTCCATATATAAGCAGGATATTTGACTCTTTACTATCCGTCTATTAATAGACGACTTTAGCCGTATTTAAATGTATTATTATTTTAACTGGCACTGCAACCCACAATTACATTCAATATAATAAGTCCATAAATACTCCAAAGCTTTTTCTGACTAGTTCTTGGCAGCAATAATAACAAAGAAATAATTATTACCAAAACCCAAATAGAAGTAGTCCAAATCAACGCAAGGTCTCTTCTAAAAGTATTTCCCATGCTATTTATAAATGAGATCACTCTATTTGGAAAATAGAGCATAATGAAGGCCAATGTTAATGTTATTGTAGGTAAATAATAAACTAATTTTTCTATAATACTATTTTTCTTTGAAATAGCGTGCATTACTATTAAACAAAAATAAGCAGGCACAAACATTATTGTAGCTCTTATTATATTACTTACAATTACATCTCTAGTGCTTCCGAATCCCCCGCCATAAGGTAAAACCCAATTAAAATCAGTGAACCAATATACAATCCATTTTGGCGAATATACTGTATAAAACAATGGGCTTGCCAAAAGTAGTAGCGGAATCCAAAAAACTAAACAATACTTCCAACTCAATCCCTTTTGTAATACGGGAATCTTTTTTGAAATATCGGATAAATTCATAAAGGTAGAGTAATGAAAAAAACTTTTGTTTCAAGTTCATATTGCCTTATGAATTTGACACGCCTATATTTTGTATGGCAAACGAAGCATACAAATTGAGAGGGACAAAGCAACCGATAGCCTTTGGGGTTGAAAAGCTCGAGGGCTACATAGTTGACGCTACGGAAGACACCGTAGAGGGACAGGAGCTTGAGGTGGAAAACGAGGACGGCAATGTTGTCGCCCACTTTTCAGGTTTTGGGATAAAATATAATAGGACAGCAAGCGTCATTCCTTTGTCAGACGCAAGCGCACCGAGTCCGGGAGATTCTTTCAAAATTGGCGAGAAGTTTGAGTTCATCGTAAAAAGTGTTAAGAAATCTCGAGCAAGAAAAGACGTAGAAAAGTGGGATTTGTCTGGAACTTACTATCCAGAGGTTCCGATGGAACCGATTAGCTAATGGAATCCTTCTACGAGGCGTTTATAAATTGCGAACACAAGGTTTTAGGCAGGAGACTAAAGCCTTTTTGTTTGCGCCATTGCCTTTATCTTGAAGCGATAGGCTCTCCCATAATGCGCATTGTGAATGGTGAAGAAGTAGCAATATCAAGAAAAGACTTGGAACTTGCCGTAATTATTTGCTCTGCCGACAGAGATATAATAGCGGCAATGAAACGTCCGAACTTCGGCTTGAGATTCCATAGATTTAATCGCGGTTTAACGGCGTTTTTGGGGTATCTGACGGACTTTCTATCGCTTCCAGATATGTGGGATAGTTCTGAGGGAGAAAGAGCCATTAACGCGCCTTGGATACTCTCAAGGGCTACGCTACTACTTTCTAAGACAAATCTAACGCTTGGGGAGATTTGGGATATGCCGCTTGGCGAGCTTTTATGGTACTGTGCAAGTTTCGCGGAACAAGAGGGACTTGGACAAATACAGTCTGACGAAGAAAAGAAAATGATACTTGAAGCGGAGAGGGTAAAGAATGGCCTCAAGTGAAATATTAGCCAAAATCGGCTTAAATTCTGCGGGATTTAAAACAGGGCTTGCGCAATGCAAACTTGCGGCTAACTCCTTCAAAAGTTCGATTGGGGGAATGTTCAAGAACTTGGGCGGTCAAGTGCTTGGAATGCTTGGGGTGTCGGCTGGAATAGCGGGCTTAGGCGCGTTGGCTAAACAGACAATAGACCTTGGCGGGCACGTTGAGGATATGGCGAGAAATTTGCGCATGGGTAAAAGCGAATTTCAGACGCTTGCTTACGCCGCCAAACTTGCAGGCATGGAAGAAAGCCGCCTCGTAATGACGATAAACAACCTGAACTTGCGGACGATTGAAGCTTGCGACGGCAATAAAAGTTATCAGGAGTCTTTTAAGCGTCTTGGAATATCACTACAAGAATTTGCAACGCTTTCCCCTGATAAAAAGATTGAAGCATTAGGGAACGCTTACAAAAAGTCGGGAGAAAGTCTTACGGCATTAAATGATATTTCGACAATATTGGGTCAAAAGACTGGAGCGCAAATGCTCGAAGTACTCGATAAAGTGTCCACTGAGGGAATGGGAAAGCTTACCCAAGTTTCAATAGAAGCCGGGCACGTTATGGACGAGGAAACTCTTGCCGCCCTTGCGAGGGCTGGAGATGAAATAGATAAGTGGCAAAATCGCATAACTGTAGCCTTTGGCGGATTTTTGGCGGATATGGGAAGTGCTATTGGAAGGCAAAAGTGGGGCTTAATTATCGGACAGAAGCTTGCCAAAATGGGAGAATTTATAGAGACGGCGTTTCGGGACATATCCAACTATATTTTAGGCACATTTAACACCGTAGGACGGTACATAAACGGTCAATTCGGCAATTTTATTACTCCTATTAGGAACGCAATCACCGACTTTATAAGCTATCTCGGCAATGCGCTTGCAAAGATTGTCGGATATTTTGACTCAGATTGGGAGCGAGCCATAAACAAGGCTGTTAACGCTTTGGACAAGTTGAGGGAGGAATCCAATAAAGTCGCCCAGAAAGATAAGGGAAAGAGCTTTTCAGAAATATTTACCGAGGAGATGGCTACTGCCAAACTTCAGAATGATAATCGCAAGCGTTCGGATTTATGGACCTCTGGCAGTGTAGATTGGTACAAGACGCAAATAGCCGAAGCCGAAAGACTGCGCGATATTGAAAAGCAAGCCCACATAGAGGCGGAAAATGCCCGCAAGGCAAAATACGCCGCCGCTGATGCCACACCTGAAATAAAGGACGCAGAGAAAGGCTCGAAGTCAAAATCTAAATCCCAGTATAACGATAGTTCTCTTGCTAAAATCGGGGGCGGAGGTCTTACGGCAACCAGATACGATGTAGCAGAAAAGCAGCTCAATGAATCGAAAAAGCAGTCGAAGCTCTTAACGAAAATCGCGGAAAATACAGAAAAACAAGCTTCTAAGAGCGAACTTTTGATGAAGTAAATTTTACATTTCTCGTTTACTTTTGAAAGCCTAAATATCTTAGGCTGTTAGAGTAGATATAGGGATAACATATACTCCATCGGGTCTTTGATGGGCAAATCCATTAAGGGTAATAACGGCGAGTGCCGTTGGTTTAGCGACTTTAGTTGTATCTATCTTATCTGCGAATTTTTTTAAATTTTTAGCCGCTTCCTCTACCATTGAAAGTCCCATTTTTACTTCAAGCGCTATATAGTCTCCACTTTCATTCTCTATGATTGCATCAACTTCAAGGTTTGATGAGTCTCTATAATGCATTACCCTGCCGCCAAATGTTTGCGAATATATACGCAAGTCTCGAATGACCAGAGATTCGAATATAAAACCGAAATAATTTAAATCTTTTAGTAATTTTTCTCTGTCCAATTTGAGTATACCACATACCAAAGAAGGATCGGTAAAATGCCATTTTGACGCCTGACGCAATGTTGCGGTTGAACGTATATGCGTATTCCACGCCGGTAATTTTTCGATAAACATCAATCTTTCCAAGGCATCTATATAGTCGGAAGCGGTTTCTTCTTTAAATGCGCCGGCACTTCCACGCACATCTCTCGTAAGAGTTGATACAGGAGCTTCAGTAGATATATTGCGGGCTATACTTTGCATAAGTCTGAAAACCTTATCCGGGTCTCGACGTTTATCAGAGACCCTGCTTATATCTACTTCCGCCGTCAAGGAAGCATAATCTCTTGAAAAATCCAAGGATTGCGAAAGAGATTTTCCTATAAGTCCGGGCCATCCTCCTATAAGAATCTTTTCGGCAATATCATCTAATGAAGTTGTTACCGATTCAGATGATATTTTATTTTTTTTAAATAATTCGTTCAACGAAACCTCTCCAGATGACCAACCGGACTCAAAAAGCGACATAGTCCTCATCCTCATTACAGAAAAACGACCTGCTCCCGAATGTCTTCTTGTTTTTTCATCCGGATTTGCAGAACCTGCTAAAATGAACATTCCCGACTTCTTTTCCTCATCTACTTTATGGCGTATAAGATTCCATAATTCCGGGAATTCTTGCCATTCGTCAAGCAAACGGGGATATTCTCCATTTAAAACTTTTTCTGGATCTACTTGCATTGCAAGTCTGACCTGCGCATCCGTATCTATATGAACCATACTATTTGCCGTTTGAGAAGCTGTCTCCGTTTTTCCGCATGCCTTTGGACCATATATAAGTACGGCTCCTGCATTATTTAACCTTCGTGCAAGTTCCTTATCGGCAAATCTCTTGTAGTATTTCATGGCAAATAGTGAAGCATGCAGAGGGATAAATGTAAAGAAAATAAAGGGATAAAAGCGATATTTGTAGAGGGATAAATATCAAGACATTTAGATAAGACTCTCTGCACTTAGTAAGTCTTTTTTTGACAAATTTCCCTTTAGTAATGAAAGTACGCTTACAAAACGGAGAACTTTGTTTTCTTAGGGATTCTGGAGAGAGAGTTGTATCGGAAGATTCTGTTGCGACGTGTTCTGCTACTTGGTTTTGTTATCCATATTCGGCGGCAAGCGCAAATTCGCCTATAATAAACAAGTCCGTTCACCCGATATGGAACGGTTTGTATTGCAAATCGGTTTCCATAAAAAAGTACGGCGATGGGGCTTTAATAACTGCGCAATACGAAGGTGCCGAGTCATGGAGTTCAACAAGCGACCAGCATGAAAACACGGTTGAAGTTTCCTGCACAATGCGCGAGGAACCTATTGAAAGCCACCCGAATTTTGAAAATTGGGCTGGGACGCCTCAAAAACCTAATTGCGGAATATTCGACGAGGACGGGAAGTTCACAGGGTGGAATTCCAAGACAGAAGGCGGCAAGATTATGGCGGGGGTAAAGAGCTACCTTGTCCCCTCATATTCGGGAACTGTGAGCTACATTTCAAAGGGGATGCCGAGTCTCGGCGGCATAGGAAGAATAGGCGGTGGAGGAGGATTGCCGTCTGTTGGCGGAATGTACCAATGGATGTGCACAGGAATTTCCTACCAGAGTATGTCGGACGGCAATTACAAGGTTTCGGAAACTTACCTTTTAAGCGGTCCAAAAGGGTGGAACAGATATATATACAGCTGACTTTAATCTAAAACTGAAGGGATATTTGCGATAGCAAATCCCGCCTCTTTAGGAATAATAAAAAATGCTTAAGGATTTAGGAAATCAGAAACTCCCGCGATTTAAGGCGGGCGCACCTTTGTTGGAACAGGTCACTGCAGAGCGAATGAACGATATTTGCTCTATGATAGAGGCGTGCCGTTTGCAAAATGGCGTAGGCTACACAATGAACCGTTCTATCGGCGGAACGACGCTTACCATATTGGATATGGCGTCAGCTTCAAAGGTGAAACTTTGGAATATAAACTTTGATGACAACATATCACTTTCCGCCTTGGAAATTTCCGCAGATGTTCTTGAACATTTGGAAGATATAGTAGCCGATATATTGCCCGACACGGAGGAATATCAGAGCAACATTCAAGCTTATTTAAATCAAGTCATCGGCACCCACAAATCTGGTAAAGCTGGAACAGCCGACGGCCTTTCCGAGAGAATAAAAGAACTATTTGAACCTTACAAGGAACAGATAGAAGACGCCATACGGGAATATCTTGAATCTATCGACCCCGCATTTGTGGTGCGAAGCAATATTCAAAGCTATTTCAGTTCACACGACCAAAGTCCACACTCGGGAGATATGATATGGAATGCAAGATACGGTCTTTGCTATGCCATTTTTAAGGAGGTCAAAAATAGCGATGATACTTCTTTCCCAGAGGAAAATGGACTTTACTCGATATTGTTTACAGTCTCCGATGTCCGCTATTTTGCCTTATATCTTGGACCAGTTGAAAACCCGGAAAAATTTTTAGAGACTCTCACTGGATTTGTGGGGAAAACCATAGGCGATGTTGTAGGAAATCTTACGGAGGGCAATGTTTCCGCCTATCTAAATGCCACTGCCGCCGCCTTAAAGGCACTTTGGGACGATATACCAGAGCCGATTCCCGGTCCTATGGGGCCGCAAGGTCCTAAAGGAGAGGACGGTAAAGATGGCCAAGATGGGGAAAAGGGAGAAAAAGGCGACAAGGGGGATAAAGGTGATAAAGGCGATACAGGAGACCAAATAATAGAAAGAGTTGTCGATAGTGGAGCCTATGACGACACCGAATTGCGCAACCTCGTTAAGCAACTTTCGGACTTATTGGATAAACAGACCGAGATTATCAATAACAATATCCAAGAAATTGACGGCTTAAAAATCTGGCGAACTGGCACGGAAGGCGAACTTCGTGCTATTGAAATCGAAATCCAGAATATAAAAACTCGTTTAAGTGAACTTGCGGGAGAAGACCAACGTATATGGGCGGAAATTTCCAATCTTTGGAACGCAATTCGGAATATTCCCAAAGGCGAAAAGGGAGACCAAGGAGAGGTTGGCCCGCAGGGGCCTCAAGGTATTCAAGGACCAAAGGGTGACAAAGGCGACAAGGGGGATACTGGGCCAATGGGACCTCAAGGACCCGCAGGCGGAAGTGGCGGAGAACAAGGCCCTATGGGTCCGCAAGGACCAAAGGGAGATAAAGGTGACAAAGGAGACACTGGCGCACAAGGTCCAATGGGACCGCAGGGTCCTCAGGGAATAAAAGGTGACACTGGTCCGCAAGGTCCCCAAGGAATCCAAGGCCCGAAAGGTGATAAAGGAGATGCAGGAGATGTTTCGGCAATAAGTGCATCGCTTGCTTCTCTTGAAAGTAGAATGGCAAATGCCGAGGGTAGAATTTCCGCAAATGAAACTGCAATTTTGAATATGCGGCAAGATATTGACTACGTTAAGCGGACAATAGATTCAGCCGTGAATGTTGCGCTTGTAGATGCCAATGGGAACGTCGCCAATGTCAAAGTATTGCAACACGCGCAAGGCAATGACCTTAAGACGGAAATATACTACTTTGACCCCGTGAGCAATATGATGACAGCTACCAAAGTATTTTCAAATGCCTCAAACGCAGTCGTGACGGGTTGGAAGCCTACCGAAATTCAGTTCGTTCTTCCGAATGGCGAAAGCGCAAGTATTACGATACTGGCAGATAGTTCTACCTTGCAGGCTCTCGGAACGGTATTCCAGTCGGAACCTTGTGAAGTATGCGAGGGCGGTTCAACCATACTTAAGTATTTTCTTACGCCCGGCGTAGGTAGTGGCCCTGAGGGGAATTGA